ACGACGGTCTTTTTAGAGGTATTAAGAGCGGTTTAGCTTGGTGGGTAGCTTATACGGTTTATCCTTACTTACATTCTAAAGTAAGTCCTACGGGTATTCAGAGTAAGAGTACGGACGAGGCTACTTCTATTGATAGTAGATCGCTAGAGATAAGAAAGAATTTAGCTAAGAAGAACGCAGAGTATTTAATAGACCAGTTAATATGCTATCTAAGAGATAACGAGAACGATTATCCTTTATTTAGAGATTCAGATTCTTGTTGTACTAATATCGCTTACGACGGTTACGGTAATAGCGGTTTAATCTTAGACGATGAAGACGACCTAAACTATTATAGAAGAGATAACGACGGATTTAAAGAATTATAAAATATGGCTTTTGAAATAACTAATAGTGGTGGCTTTTTAAAGATTAAAAACACTACTACTAACGAAATTAAAGCTATATCTAAAAACGACGTAAGATTCGAACTTGAAAAGACTTTAGATGTAATGTTAGGGGCTAACTTTAAATTTATAGTAATAAGCGATGTGGTAGAGGTTTCTACTCCATTAGCTACAGATTTAGAAGATTTATTAACCAAATTAAATAACTTAACTTAATGGCTACGATAACAGTAGAAGGGGGACAGCTTAAAATGGTTGTAGGTACAGAGATTTATACCGTACCTTTAGATGATGTTATAGTAGAGTCTAAAGGAGCTGATTCTATAGTATTTAAACAATGTACTGCGCCTATATTAGAGCTTGAAAGGTCTGTAATTACTGCTCCTACTTCGACGAGTGTAGAGAATTTAATAGACCAGATAGGAGTACTTATAAACGTCAATGATAGTGGTATAACTAATTTAACTTTTGTGTCTTCTAAAAGTGACTTACCATCTCCTATTGGGGGTGTTATAACTCTATTAGCAGAGCATACTTATTACTTTACTACTGATGTAGATTTATTAGGTGATAGGCTTTTAGGTAGTCAAGATACCGTAATACTTGGTTCATCTTCTGAAAACTCGTCTATAACTTCGACGGGTTTAGGTGTTGGGGTAGCTTTATTTACTACTGAATGGACTACACCTATAAGGCATATAACTTTTAAAGATGTAGATACTTCTTTAGATATTAACGGAGTAACTAATGCTCCCGTAGCTTTAGATTGGACGGGTGTTAACTTTTTAAATATACCTAATATTGGAGAGATTAGTACTTGTGATAACTGGATATACTCTAAAGGTGCTTTTTTAAACTCTAAGGGGTTTACTTTTAGCGGTACTGTAGGTACTATAGGTATTGATAACTCTATATTTGTCGGAGACGCTTCTCCCGGGGGTATTATAGAGCTTAGTTCTACTTTAAATGTTACACGAAGATTTAGAGTTATTTATTCTTCTATAGTTGCTTTTGGTGCTACTGTAGGTATTGACGCTAATATAAGTGCTACAATTCCAACGGAGGGATATATTTTTGATACTGTTAATTTCTCGGGTGGTTCTACTTATCTTTCAGGTATTACAGAAACGGATAACAGAACTAGAATAGATAACTCTAGAGGAGTTAAAAATACGGCAGAGATAGGAAACTATTATATGCTTAATAATACCACGGTAACGACTATAACGACTCAAGGAGTACCGGTTAAGATAGAAGGGACGTCAACCGCTAACGCTATTAATCAAAAATTCAGTCATTCAGATAATAGATTAACTTATACCGGAGGTTTAACGAGAAACTTTCAAGTATCTTCTACGGCTTCTTTTACTTCGGGAAATAATAAAGTTATAGGATTATACGTAGCTAAGAATGGGGTTATTATAGCTGACTCTGAAATGTACGCAACAACTTCGGGTAGTGGTAGAGCTGAAGCTATACACGTTCAAACTATTTTTGAAATGGACGAAAACGACTACGTAGAACTTTGGATAGAAAACGACTCTAATACTGATAATATTACAGTTGAATTTTTAAACCTTATTTGTAAATCCTTAGACTAATGACAATAATACAAGATTCAAACAACGATTTAATATTCTACAAGAGTAGTAGTTTAACTAACCCTTATTATCTAATTAGGTTATTTAATAGGATAACTGCTAAAGAGTTTGTCTTTTTAGACCAGTCTCCGGTAGCTTGTCCTTTTATTAGCTTAGAACTTAACGAAGTAGGTAAAGACGGAGTAGAAGACCCTTTAACAGCTTCTATTAAGGTAGATACGGGTAGTTATGATATTTACTTATATGACCAAGTAAGTAGTACTAACTTAGACTATACGTTAACTAACTCTCTTTTATACGAGGGGGAAGCTTACGTATATTCTGACGAGGACTTAGATAGAACCTTTTTATAAGTAATAATATAAAAGTCGAATTTTTATAGTTAAATTAGTAATATGAGTAAATTAAAAAGTATACTATCATCGTTATTAACTGGAGCGGTTAGCGCTATACCAGTTGTAGGAAATGTAGCTAAAGAAATTAAAGAGTCTAGGTCAGTTAGGCTACCTCATTCAAGTATAGGTAAAGTAGATTACGCTAAGATTGCAGGCTATTCTATTATGTTTATAATAATATTAGCGGTTATCTTCGGTAAATTAGATATAGAAACGGCTAGAGAGCTGATTAAGAAATTAAACCTATTTTCGTTTTTTTCATAGTGTTTTTGTTTTGGTTTGTGTTAGAAGGGTAGTTAATAGCTACCCTTTTTTCACCTCTAGAAGTACCGTAAATAAAGGAAACTTAAAAAAAGTCTAAAAAAAGTTAGTTAATAATTAGGAACTTATTAACTAGATTATGTACCTTTACAGAAACGAATAAAGAAAACGAATAATGACAAATCTACAGAAAGTAAGCCAAGAAGTATTAGAGTTAGAATTAGACTACGACCAAGTAATCTTAGACTTTGAACAGTACGGACACATCAATCAAGTATTAGAGGTAGAAACGGATAACTTTGAGTTCTCTATAATAGTAGAAGTAAACGCTGCTAATTACGGGGAGTTTGAGAACTTCGCTGGAACTATCGAAGTAATAGAAATCGAATACGTAAGCGTAGGAGATGAAGACGCTAAAGAACTTAGATTAACTAACCAGATTAAGGAACAATTAAAAACGGTAAGATAATGAGAAACGCAAACCAATTTAAAGGACTAGCGAATGGGATAAGTAGAAGCACTTATCCGGGTAGCTACACTAACCATAAAGAATGGACAGATAGCCACACAGAAAAGAGATTTAACGATACAATGTGGAGAATTAGAGTATTAACCTTAAATATTAAAGAAGATGACAAGAGAGCAGATTATTAAAATGTACGAGGACCAAATTAACAAAGCTCAGAATATGATAGAAAAGAGTTCTATTAAGTTCGAGATGAAGAAACACTTAGAAGCTTATGAAAACGGAAAAGAATACAAAACGAATATCGAAGCTCCTATCGAGTGTATCGGATGTGGCAGCTAATTTTAAAGTACTATTAATACTATTTATAATTAACAAACTAAAATAAACTATGGAAAAGGCGAAAATTAAACTATTTAAGGCATTAGCGGAATTTCAACAGAAAGTGCCAGCTATTCACCAGAATACTAAAGGCTTTAGTTATACTTACGCTAACTTAGCTCAAATCTTTGAAACTATTAACCCGTTACTAAAAGAGTCCGGATTAGGTTTTACTCAGCTATTAGGTAATAACGAATTAGGGTTTAATACTATCGAGACTATTATATTCCACGCGGAAAGTGGAGAAAGTATTAGTAGTACGATGATTATACCTAACGACGTTACTTTAAAAGGTATGAATGAATTTCAGATTACCGGGAGTGCTATCACATACTACAGAAGATACTCTTTAAGTGCTATTCTAGGGTTAGTTACTGATAAGGATACCGACGCGGCAGGAGAACAGCAGAAAGCACCGGCAAAGAAAGCTCCTAGAAAGCCTATTAAGAAAGATGTATTAAACTCTTCGCATAAGGTATGGAAGAACGTAGTAGTAGGTCTTAAGTCGGGTTATACTATCGAGCAAGTGAAAGCGAAGTACGAAGTAAGTAAAGAAGTAGAGGAAGAATTATTAAAGTTAAAAGACGAATAAGATGAAAGAATTTAAAATCAGTCCGAGCCAATGCGGTAAGATAATGGTTAACGCTCGTAAGAAAGGTGCGTTATCTAAAACTACTTTAAGCTACGTAGATGAATGGGTTAAAGAACAAATCTACGGTAGAAGAAAAGACATTAGTAGTAAGTATTTAGATAAGGGTAACGACGTAGAAGACGCTTCTATTGATTACATATCTAAGATGCTAAATCTAAAAGGTATTAAGAAGAACGAAGAGTTATTCGAGAATGACTTTATGAGAGGTACTCCCGACGTTATAACTAACGATACGGTAATAGACCTTAAAAACTCTTGGGATTGCTTTACGTTCCCTTTATTAGAGACTGAAATACCTAATAAGGATTACTTTTACCAGCTTCAATGTTATATGGCTTTAACCGGTAAGAAAAAGGCTAAGTTAATCTATACCTTAATGAGTACTCCGGACGATTTAGTACCTAAGTGGGATAAGTTTAACCATAACTACGAGGATATAGATAGCCGCTATAGGATTAAGGTTTTTAGCTTCGATAGAGACGAGGACGTTATAGACGAAATCAAAAAAAGAGTCCTAGAGATTAGGCAACACGTAGAAGTATTAACTACTTTTATTTAACGCTGAGTATATGAATAGTGGCGACTAAACGCAAAGATAAATAATGGCACTAACGATGCCGAGCCATTATTTATATACATTGTTAGGCATCTTTTAAAATTTAATATTATGTGGACTAAATTCTTTGATATGTCATCTGGTGGTAGTGAAAAAACAGATTGGACAGAAATATACATTGAGCTACCAGAAGATAAAGCGGTAGAATACTTTGAAGATAGATTTGATAGAGACCCTCACAATGTAACTTGTAGTTGTTGTGGTAGCGACTTTAGTGTTTATGAGGTTGATGAGAAACCAAAACCAAGTAGCGGGACTTTAATAATAGGTGCAGACGAATTAAATTTTAATTGTGCCTAACACCGAAGTAGGAACCGTTTTAATGGTTTCTAAAGAATGTTAAAGAGCGTTTTAATGCTCTTGACTAAACAAGTATTTTTTAATTTTAATTTTTATATATGTCACAAGACAAGATTTACGTAGGAAACGGAAAAGAAAACGAACAGTATGGATTTGTAAACTTTTCAGTATGTTTAACAGATTTACCACAAGAACACGTTACAGAGTTTAAAGGTAAGAAGTACATTAACTTAACAGTATCTAAGAAAAGAGAGACTGACCAATACGGTAAGACTCATACGGTAACTGTTAACACTTGGAAACCGGAAGGACAAACGGTAGATAATTCTCCGTCTGATTTGCCTTTTTAAGTTTACTTATTAGTGAACTAGATTTAGAAATTATAGAGGGGTGGAAACGCTCCTCTTAATTAAACCAAACGAAATGAAAAAACTATTAATAACTCTTTATAAAAACACCTTAAGCCAAATTACTTTACTATTAGTATTAGCTTCTATCGCTGGTCTATTATCTAATTGGTACGACTGGATTTACCCGGTATTCGTAGTATGTTCTATTATCTTAACCTTTTACGTTTTAGTATTTACTATAGCTGGATTTGTTAACCTTATTAAAGACTCTTTAAAATGAGTTTTATACTATTTATCCTAGCAGCTATTTGTAACGCTGTTATGGACGTAACGCAGTTTCACTATTATAGGTCTATCTTTAATAACGAACCTTTTAGCGAGTCTTGGTGGAACGGGAATATATCTTGGAGAAATAAATACAAGAACGGAACAGTATCACAAGGAAGGAATAATATTCCGGTATGGTTTACCGATGCCTTTCACTTTTTTAAAAGTTTAATGATAATTCTATTAGCTTTCGCAGTAGTCTTTTATAAGCCTTTAATTAATTGGTGGGTAGATTTTATAGTGCTAGGATTTTCTTGGAATATATTTTTTAGTTTATTTTACAAGCACATTTTAAAAACAAAAACTTATGAGTAAAAAACGAAGCGTATCAACAGCCTTTTGGAGCGACCCTTTTATAGAGGATATAGCTCCGGAATACAAACTACTATTCCTTTACCTAATAACTAACGAGAAAACTAATATGTTAGGCATCTACGAAGCTTCTAAGCGTAAAATGTCCTTCGAAACCGGTTTATCTAAAGAAGTAATAGAAGACGCTTTAGAGGTTTTTCAGAGGTTAGGAAAAGTTAAGTACGTAGATAACTATATTATACTAGTTAACTATATGAAACACCAGAAGTACAATACTAATATGAAGAAGTCCGCTATAGAGACTTTTAACGAACTACCTAAAAGCGTTAAAGCTGGTTTAGATTCCTTAGATAAGAATAACGTAGAAGAGTCTTTTAAAGCTCTTATAGAGGAGTATTCTCACGCGGATAAGCTAACTATTAAAACGGAAGTAGAAAACCCTTTAAACTATTACGAGAACGCTCATTTAGTCTTAACGATGGTAGACTATAAGAAGTTATTAAAACATTACGACTCTAGTACTATAGACCATTACATAGCTAAAGTAGAAAACTGGAAGAAGAACGATAAAGTAAAGAGTCTTTATATGACTATTCTAAATTGGCTTAAAAGAGACTCAGAGGTAAAGTCTAACGACGTTAAGATAGTTAAGAACGAATCTTACTCTACCGGGTTCAACGAACATTTTTAAAACGAATAACTATGAGTAAGCAAAAACACTACTACCAATTAAGCGACGTTACTAACGAATTATTTAAACTAAGAGAAAAAGGGTTAACTAGAGGTAAAGAAATAGGGTTTGACTTCGACAAGTGCGGTATGTCCGTTAAAAAAGGTTGTACTACTTATATCGCAGGCGCTCCAGCTTCGGGTAAATCGGAGTTTTGGCTAGAGGTATTAGTTAACCTATCTTGTATCTACGGAGATAAGCATATTATATTCACTCCTGAGACGGGAGAAGTACACGAGGTATTTGCGGAGCTATGTCATAAGTACGTTAATAAACCTTACTTCGGTAAGGACGGGGTAAAAATGACGGAGACGGATAAAGCTCAGTCCGAATACTTTATAGGCGAACACTTTATAGTTATAGACCCGAAAGATGACACTATGTCTTTAGACGAGTATTACGAGATGGTAGATAAGGTAGAAAAGGAATTAGACTGGAAGTTCGCTACTACTACTATAGACCCTTTTAACGAGGTTAAACACGATTTTAGCGGTAGACAAGATTTATATATAGAGGAGTTATTAGGTAAGTGTAGAAGGAACGCTAGGAAAACGGGTAGACATAACTGTTTGATTACTCACGTTAGAGACCAGCCTATTATAGAAAAAGACGGTAAGAGGTTTTGTCCTATGCCTACTCCTAGAGAGTTCGCAGGTGGTCAAGCTTGGTTTAGGAAAGGAGAACAAATGATTATCGTTTGGCGACCTCCTTACGGAGTTACTAGAGATAACGGACAAGGAACTTACGAAGCTAACGAAGCTATAATAAGGATAGCTAAAGAAAAACCTAAAGGAGCTTCTAAGAAAGGCGATTATACTTTTTTCTACAATAAAGAGATGAACGCTTACTACTGTAAAGACTGGGACGGGGTAGATATTTACGCAGATAGAACACCTATAAAGTCAAGAGCTGGTAAGCAAGAAACCTTACAAGGTTTAGACGCTAAAGAAGAAGATAATTTTTTTAAGAATAAATCTTTCGAAAGAACAACTGACGAAGACGATATATTACAAAACACCCCATTTTAACCTAATACTATGGAATTAAACTTAGACACCTTAAAGAGTCACGGGATACTATCGGAGCTAACCGCTAAACTAGAAGCTAGACCCGAAAATACTAAAGAGACTAAAAAGATAATAAGCGACCTTAAGGGCGTTAATTTACACTTACTTAGACTCCAAGAGTGGTACGACCATAAAGACGAGAAACTAACTAAAACCGAACTAGAGAACGATAGAAACGATATGATACTAACTAGCTACCAGAGAAAAATAAGAGTCTTAGAGAAGGAATTAAACGAGATAAAGACAGTACTATACGATAGTATTTAGTTAATTATTAGTAATTTAAGCGAAAAATAAATATAAAAATGTCGAAAGAAGGACTTAGAAACTACCGAAAGAAACACCCACACCAAGTAAGAATGACTACCGAAGAGTTTACAGCTTGGAAAAGTTTTAAAGAAGACGATAAAGAAAGAAATAATCTATTAAAAGACGAAGCCGGAGCAGCTGGTATAGACTTAAAAGATATTAAGCACTATTGGTATAAATCGGAGAAGTTTTCGATGTTCGCTAAAAACTCTAGTAAGACTTACGAAGAGTTAAGAGACGAGATTATAGCGGATATGGACGGTTATAGCCCTAAGTATCCTAAGATTAAAAGAAAACCATCTACAGACGGGCATTTACTTGTTATTGATATAGCGGACCTTCATATTAATAAACACGCTAAAGAGTACAGTACACAAGAAGCAGTTAAAAGAGCTATACTAGGTACTGAAGGGTTACTACAAAAGTCTAGTGGTTTTAATAT